CGGATTCTTGTAAACCATACTGATTCTGTTGATCAATCGTTTGGTGAAATTGGTCGTATAAAGCGGAAACTCTTTTTGTAATGTACCGGTAAAATAATTGGTAATATATTTCTGTGTATTGGAGTACTGATAATAATCAATCAGCTTGTCCCTGTGTTCAAACATTTTATTCTGATTGATAGATTTCAGTCGTTCAATACTCTCGGCGATAACCTGTTGTGCATTGGAGAAGTATATCATGCCATATATGTCCTTGTCGTTGGTCTGCGCACCGGATATTCAAAGTCAATGAAATAGCCGAATCCGTCAGAGAAGTGGGTTAAGTCCTTGTTGCTTTTATCAATCTCACGTGTGCCTTCCTTGTTTACTGTCTGCTCCAAATCCCGGATAAAGCCTCTGCACTTTGGCGAGATAATACAGGAATCCATAATCTTATTTGTGCTGTTAACCCGGTCAATGACTGCCGGTGCCGTTCTCTTTGCTATGACCTTAAATCCTTCATTGCGCAGGATGTCATGATCTGTAAACAGGCTGGATGTTTTCCTGGCTCTGCCGGACGGATCAGGATAAACGGTGATCTGCCGGTTATTATAGCGGCGTTTAATCTCTCTTGCAATGCGTTCTGTCATCAATTCGTGTCCGCTGTTATGGTGTATTTCAACTTCATCGAATACACGGACTTTCGGCTTGTCATGATAGGTTTGGCATAATACCGCTGTGATGGGATCAACATTGAAGTCCATACCCACGGATATTGGTAAGGCAGGATTATATTGTACGTCTTTGACGTTTTTGTCTCTGTCGAATACATAGTAGGTTTGTCCAAATTGCAGGTTAACAAATTCACCGTCCAGGTATGCCTTCTGCAATCTCTCGTCATAGTTCTGCATAAGCGATTCAATAAAGGCTGGCGGCAGTTTAGTGTTATCACTCGTTTTGCCTTTTACAATGTCGTATCCTGGTTTCGGCTCATCCACCCAATACGACCATACCCATTTGAATCCTTCCGGTGTGGTAGATACAAATCCTGTCAAAGTATTACCATCACGTAAGCGAGACAGACCCATCTTCCATGGCATATCGTCCTTTAACTGGTCGGCTTCATCAATGCCGAAAGAGGCAAGGTTCAATCCTGCCCATCTTTGATAATTTTCTGCTGATCGTAAAAGCACATCCGCCCATCCACCTTTCCATTTAACACGGTAACGCATTTCTGTTGCTGAATATTCATAAGCAAATCCGATCTCATGCAGGGCGTTCTCCAGGCATGGACGCAGGACATCACGTACCATTGGATAAGTCGGCTCTGCAATCAGGATACGTTTACCTGGATTCTTGCCACATTCCTTTAATGCACGTAAACAAAAGGCTGTTGTCTTGCCTGAACCGTAACCAGCAACCAAAGCGGAATACTTGTTTGTCTGATGGACAAAGTCCGATTGGTGCTGAAACAGTTTATATGACTTCTGTGTTGAATCCACTTGGTAATTCTCCTGTCATTACCTCTTGCTTTTCAGCCTGTCCAAGTATCTGCTTGCCCAACCATATAAGCATAGCCACATTGCCTTTCTGCGCTGCTTTCATCTGCCATTGTCTTAATCTGATTTTACCATTTTCTTTGCCTTTTGCAATACTTCCGGCATAAGTTTTTCTGATAACGTGTTCACCAACATCAAAGAATGATGCTATTTCGACATTAGTACATCCAAGCCCTGCCAACTTTTCAACCTGATCTGTGTCTATATTATATTTTTTAGGTCTTCCCAATACGTTCCGCTTTCTTTCCTGTAAACTGTTCGTATCGCTTAACAATAACATCACAGTAATGCGGGTCTATTTCCATACCATAACACTTTCTTCCTGTCTTTTCACAGGCTATTAGTGTTGTTCCTGAACCCATAAAAGGGTCATATATTTTATTTTTATTATTGTTTGAATAACAAATTATTGCAGTATATGGCAATTTTACTGGAAATGGTGCTGAATGTTTCTTACCTCGATTACTGTCTGTTGATATTTCCCACACATTGCTTATTGGTATGTCATTCTTATGTTTATCCTCAAACACAGGGAATGAATCATTGTCCTTTTGGAATACAAGACAATTTTCAAAACTAAATCCAGGATAATATAAATTTTTTGTTTTCTGGTGTGATAGCCTAATACCTGTAACTCCTTGTTTTTTCCATATTATTGCATCAATATAAATCAATCCTGATTGTTCTAACATTATGGAATGTTTGGCGCTTATGTGTTGATTATTTGCCGAATCATCCCCAATATTCCAAAATACAATCGAATTGTCATTTATGATTATTGATTTAACAACTAATATCATATCATTCATATATGAATCAAAAGTATCCCAATGTGAATATTCTCGCTGATTCCAATATGGAGGACTGGTTAGCACCATATCAGCCTTATTCCCATCCATCAGCCGTTCAACATCTTCCTTCTTTGTCGCATCACCGCATAAAACTCTATGTTCACCTAATAGCCATAAATCACCTGTCTTGGTTATGGCTTCTTCTACTTCGGGTATTTCGTCATCGTCAATTAAGCCTTCAACTTCTTCATCTGAAACAAATCCGACTAATTCATCTTCATTAAAGCCCCATTCAGTCAATTCATCTATTTCAAACAAATTTGCCAAAACATCGAAATCCCATCCACCTGTATTCTTGTTTAGACGAACATTTAATTCCCGTTCCTTATCGTATGTCAATTTCACTTCAACGGTAGGCACTTTATTAATACCCATATCAGTAGCGACACGTACCCTCTGGTGACCGCCCACAATGATATTCTTGCGGTCTTTATGATTGTTAACCACAATCGGGTCAACCAATCCGAACCGTGTGATTGAATCTTTTAGGTGTTTTTGCTGGTCTTTGGTGAGTTGTCGAGGATTGTATTCTGCAAAGATTAGATCCCCGACATTTCTTTGGATTATCTCCATCTTGGTTTAACCTACCAAAATGGACTTTGAGGATGTTACCTAATTATTTTTAGGTTTTCCATATATGATGAGTTCGATTGATTTCTGTCCGAGGTGAAATTCTCTCTCTATAATTCCGATCTTTTCCTGCCGTGACTTAGTCGTGTAGGACAATCCATGCCAGAACGCCTGTACCTGGAGGTTGCGGACAGCGGTGTGGTTTATGAGACTGTAGGGTGAATAGGTGAGCTGTACATCGGTCATTTTTTATCCATATTTAGGGAATGGGTGAGCTGTTCGTCCAACGTCACCCTCCCCCCTTTAAAACTGGCTATCATTTATTTTTTAGGTGTTTCACCTTTTTCTTTTCCGGCAAAAACAGTTCTTCCCTGTCGGGAATTTCCTTTAACATTTTATACGCCTCAAGTTTTAACTTCATGACGTTTAATTGTTTGCCAAACCCATTGTTTATTTCAACAGCCTCACCACTTTTATAAAAACCATCTTTGTCAATTAATGATTTTAAAACTCCTCTGTGAGCAGTAACCATGTCGTCAAAATCACTAAAGTCGTTTATTTGCTTTTTACCTATTTTCATTTTACTTCTCCTTTGTTATTCTTATAATTTTCACATACTGTCTTTTTGCCTCTACTAACTCTTGAGGTATATCTTTATGCTTCAAACTGTTTCCACTTGTTAATAATTTTTTTATATACGTATCAGAAGGAGCTTCTCTGTATTTTTTATTAAGTTTATTAATTTTTTCTCTATTCTTTTTTGAGTACTGACTACTATGCTTTATATGCATATCTCTATATTTCCAATATTCTCTTTTTTTATACTCTTTTAATTTTTCAGGATTATTTTTTAGATATTCTTTATGTTTATCTAAATATTTTTTAGGATTTGCTTTATAGTTCTCTCTCCATTGAGCATTTATTTTATCTTTATTTTTTAAAACCCATTCTCTGCCTTTTTCTTTTCCACCTCCTTCATAATAATATCTTTTCTTCATTTTAAGTATTTTTTCCCTATTTTTACTTCTATACTTCCTGTTAATTTCTGCTTTACAAGGTCTACAACCAGTTCCTTTTGGGGAAAAATTATCAGAATATTTTTTGCAATATTTACATCTCTTAATCATTATTTTCTTTTTTTATCAACCTTTTTATGTTTCCATGTTTTACGTAATTCCTGCCAGTATTTATACATCCTTAAATCGCATTTCTCCATGTGGGCAAATAAGCAATCAAGACACATATATTTACCGCAAACATCATGACGACAACACCATTCTTCCTTATTCCAGCCACCACATAATTCACACGGGCAATATTTCAATCTGCACGTCTGTTTTTGGATGGCTGTCCGGCTTGCAATAGCGTTTCTCCGCCTCCACCTGTGCGATCTGGCGGTCGTCTGTCCAATACATTCCGTTCAATGCGTCCTCCACTAATTTGATAAGATTACTTGTGTCCGGTGCAGATGTGTGGTAATGCGGTGATGCTTCTTTTAACAGATGGGCGTATTTGCCGGTTCTGTAATGGTTTTTTGGTCTTGGCATATAGAATATCAATTTCAGGCGCAAGGCTCCGTTTAATGGCTCTCCGGGTCGTTTTAACGCTGCCTGTGTAGCGAATGACTGTTTATCTTTTACGGACGGGTCGTATGTACGTCCATTTCGTGTATGACGGTGGCGTTTTAGCGGTCGTGGTATGCCGTTAACTGTGAATTTCATCTTCTTTTGTGTTTGAAAGGCTGAAAATAGCAGCGGCTAAAAATCCGCAGTAAAAACCAAAAACAAAGATAGCCAACCAGATCAACCAGTCACTCATTCTTGTCCTTTTGCTTTTCCAGACATTCTTTTGAGCAGCACTCTTCTTCCCATAATTCACGGTCATATTCACCGGTAGATTCATTTAAATATTCGTAATTACTCATATATTCATTACAGATATTGCAGTGAGTGGTAATAGTCATATTGCTCCTTTAATTCTCCGGGGCGGGTGTAAGTGTGAGGTCACATTCAACCAGGAGAGCATTAGGTTTCCCGCCCCAAATTATAAATATTCAGCGATGTCATTATTTACACCCCAGGCAGACACGTTTTAGAAAGCCATAAAACGCCAAATCTTTCCTCGTAAAATATTCCACCCTGCCATGCAAATTTGTCCTTTCCCATACTCGGTCACAACCTCCGCAGTAAAATAC